AGAAAGAGAATGTAGTTTAGGAATTATTATGGTTATTGTTGGAGCACTATTTGTGATATTTCCAGCAAAATTAGCCGGTTTAGGATTAGTAGTATATGGGTTGTTTGAGTTGTTTTGGAAGAAAGATGAAAGTGTTATAGAAGAACATCATCACCATCATCACCATAATAAGAGTACTAAAAAGAAGAAAAAGGTAGTAAAGAAAGATAAATAGTCCTATGCCACAGACAATATTTACTGGACACACAGATGCTGAAGCTGTAAACAATAGCGATAAAGGCACAACATTCTACAGAGATTTAAATTTATATTTTAATAAAAATCCAGTTACTGGAGATATCTCTGCGGTGACTGATGTTCAAGACATAAAAAGAGCGGTTCGTAATATAATCCTTTTAAATACTTGGGATAAACCTTTTCATCCAGAACTAGGGCCTAATGTTAGAGGGGCTTTGTTTGAAAATTACGATATACCTACTATAACGGACGTGGCAGCTAAAATAACAAGAACAGTAAATAAATATGAACCTAGAGTTAGAATTATAGAGGTATTAATTCCAGAACCAGAGCTACAAGTAGATACAAATACATTACGAATTTTTATATCATTTTTTTTAAAAAGTGCACCAAATATAGCTGAAGAATTAGAGCTTATACTAAAGAGAGCAAGATAAATGGCAGGGAAAACAACAGAAGGCAGAATGAATATTACTGGATTGGATTTTGAAGATATCAAAAACAATCTAAAAATTTACCTTAAAGGACAATCTCATTTTACTGATTATGATTTTGAAGGTTCTGGCATGAATATTTTACTAGATGTTCTTGCTTACAACACACACTATCAAGCATTTTATGCTAATATGTTAGCTAATGAAATGTTTTTGGATACTGCTGTTAAAAGAAACTCTGTAGTGTCACATGCTAAAGTTCTTGGTTATACACCCAGATCAGTACAAGCGCCAACTGCCTATTTAAAGGTGCAAGTACATGATGCTAATACACCATCAATAACAATGCCAGAAGGTTATTTATTTACTACAACAATTGATGGTAGAGATTATCAATTTGTAAATACGGAAGATAGAACAATAACTCCAACCTCTTCAGGAACAACAACACAAACTTATGTTTTTGGAGATGACGGTATTGGGATTCCTGTCTATGAAGGTTCTTGGACAGAAACAAAATTTACTGTAGATTTAACAGATGTTGACCAGAGATTTATAATTCCTAATATTAATGTTGACATGTCTACAATATTAGTTTCGGTACAAACAAGCTCAGTGGATACGTTTAAAGAAACATTTACTAAAGCTAATGACCTTATAGATGTTGATGCTGCGACAAGAGCCTTTTTCATCCAAGAAACAATAGATAATAAATGGGAAATTTATTTTGGAGATGACGCTGTAGGAAAAGCTTTAATTGATGGAAATATAATATCTATTAAATATGTTGTTACTAATGTGGAAGCTGCTAATGGCGTTTCTTCATTTAATGCAGGAAGTGGCATTTCAGGTTTTAGTAATATAGAAGTTACTACAATTACTTCCTCTTCAGGTGGTGCTACAGCTGAAAATTTAGCTTCAATTAGATATAATGCACCGTTACATTTTGCTTCTCAAAATAGAGGAGTAACAGCTACTGATTATAAAGCTTTATTGCCACAATTATATGGAGATATAGAGTCTATTGCTGTGTGGGGTGGAGAATTTGCAAATCCGCCTGTATATGGAAAGGTCTATATTAGTATTAAACCGCACACCGGTTCTAATTTAACTAATGTGGTAAAAGATAATTTAAAAAGTCAATTAAAAAAATATACTGTTGCTAGTATTACGCCTGTGTTTGTTGATCCAGATATTACAAAAATTATTCCAAACATTTCTTTTAAATTCAATGAGTTTAATACAACAAAGACAGCGTTGGATATAGAAACATTAATAGCTGCTAAAGTAGCTGAATATAGTGATGAGTATTTGGAACAGTTTGAAGGTGTTTTTAGGCATTCTAAATTTACAAATTTAATTGATAAGGTCGATGATTCTATTTTATCAAATATTACTACAATACAAATTAGTCAAGCATTGACACCTACATTAGCTACAATATCAAAATATACAATGGATTTTAATAATCCACTCCATCATCCACATGCAGGCCATCAAAGTATTCTTAAAACAACTGGATTTGTTTTAGAAGGTGGTTCAGATATTTTATATTTAAATGATGACGGTGAAGGGAATATTAGAACATATAAACTGGTTGGATCTTCTATGTCTTATGTAGACCTTGAAGCTGGTACAATTGATTATGATACTGGACAATTAATATTAACATCATTTAATTTTATATCTGCTGAGAACACAGACGGAACAATTACAATTACAGTTACTCCAGCTTCAAATGATATAGTTGCAGTTAGAAATCAACTTTTATTAATAGATACAACTAATTTGAAAGTAACAGGAGAATCAGACACAATAGCATCTGGTAGTGCTAATGCCGGTACAGGGTACTCTACAACAGCTACGTATTAATAAATGTCAGACTTAAAAAAGAAATTATCAACTCTGGTAGCTGAAAATTTACCAGAGTTTATTAAATCCGATCATAATGTTTTTGCAGAGTTTGTAAAAATATATTATGAGTTCTTAGAATCAGCTGAGCTTAAATTAAATAATTTAGGCTCTAAAGATTCTATTATAACTGAAGATTTTGATAGGATGATTTTAGAAGATGAAACTATTAGTAAATCATTATATAGAGATCCATCTGCTAAAGAAATCCTATTAGAAGATTATGATTGGTCAGTCGGCGGTCCAGTATTAGTTAGGTCAGGAAACCATTTTGTAAATGGTGAAATTATTATAGGACAAATTTCTAAAGCTACAGCAACAATTCGTGTTGTAGATGTTGATGACAACTCTAGATTATTTATTTCAAGTCAAAATAAATTTTTACAAAATGAGCAAATTGTTGGCCAAACCTCTAATGCGGCTGGCTACATATTCGATTATACACCAAATCCAGTAGAATCTATTTCTGACCTTATGAAATATGCTGATGTTGATGATACTATAGATTCTTTCTTTGATGAATTTAAAACAGCTTTCTTAAAAACTATTCCAAAGACTTTAGCTCCTGGAGTAAATAAGAAAAACATTTTAAAAAATATTACCGATCTTTATAGAACCAAAGGAACTAGAAAGGGGCATGAGATATTTTTTAGACTGTTATTGGATGAAAATGTTGAAATATTTTATCCAACAGAAAACGTATTTAGAATTTCTGGTGGAAAATGGTCAAATGATCCTATATTAAGAGTGCAGCAAATTAATGATACTTTATTATTAGAGGATAATTTAGAGGTTGGTGGTTCGCAGAACGATGATATATACCTTGTATTAGAAACAGGTAATCAAATTTTAAATGAAGTATCTTATTCTCAACAATATAATTTAAATAATCTTGTTGGAGAAACAATAACACAAGAGCGAGTTAATGACCTTTCTCTCCGACAAGGTGGCCATTTTTCTACAGAAGTTAATGCTACAAAAACGCCGCCAGATACTAATAGTTATCCGGTTATAGAAAAAGCTACAGGTCTTGTTGAAGCTGTTACTCAATTGCAAATAGGAACATCTATTGTTTATGATTTGGTTTTATCTAATGTTGTAGGCACTTTTATAGCAGGACAAAAAATATCTGGACAAGATAATACTAAATCAGAGCGAATTCTTTGGGCTAAAGTAGCATCACAGGTAGGTAAAATTGATACTTCTGATTCTGGACAATATTTCGTTAAAGAAGATCCTTTAAAGATATCATCCCTCCACGGTGATGGGCTGTTAGCAGAAATTGCTGAACTTAAAACTGGTTCGGTAGATAATGTTATTATTTCTACACCAGGCCAAGGATATGAAATTGGTGACAAATTGCTTGTAGATAATACCGGAACTTTAGGAGCTTCTTTAAAAGGAGAAGTTAGCGTGGTTAATGGAGGTATTGCTCCAGAAACTGGTTCATTAGAAAATGAATTTAGGCTCATCATAGAAGATGGTGGAACTGATGGAGCGGGAGCTAATGCTGGGGATGAAATTTTAATAGAAAGTGGGTTATATTTAACCCAAGAAATAAATTATGGTATGGGAGCTGAAGACCATTTTATATTAGAAGATGATTTGGTGCTATATGATACAATCTCCGGGAATAAGTTAATTCAAGAAAGAGATACCGGTATTAGAGATATTACTGATATTAGGTTGAAACGGTTTGGAGATAACTATCAATCCTTACCTTCAATATATCTGCCAGCAGGATCATCAACTTTAAATGAAGGTGCCGTTTTAGAGTCCGATGCTACAAGTATAACATTAACGTCTGTAGCTGAATTCCACTTCCCTCTACCATCGAGTCCAGGAACAATTTATATAGGCGAAGAAAAAATAAAATATTATGGAATAGCTTTAAACACTCTAACTGGATGTGTTAGGGGAGCTGGAGGTACTACAGCGTATCAACATAATGATGGATCGGCTGTTATTACTTATGATGTAGTTGCTGGCCAAACTAGAAAAGATGGCATTGTTGTAGCTTATGGTGACGGCAATATAGGAAAAATAGCAGCAACATCTATTTCTGAGCCTGGAGTACATTATTCAGCTCCGACAATAACAACAGTAGAAAACCTTTTACTTATTAATTTAACTGGAAATCCTCCAGTTGTAGGCCAAATAGTCACAAGTTCTTCTGGCGGAACAGCCCTCATTAAAGGTTATAATACAAAAACACAATTAATGAAGATATCTTCAATTAATGGAGATTTTTCTGTTGATGATACACTAACACAATCCGTTTCTAGTTTTACTGGCAAAATTTTTAGTACTGATAAGGCTGTGTTTGGTTCAATTGTTTCCGGAGCTGCAACGTTTGGGGCATATATTAATCAAGATGGATGGATATCAGAAGATTCTAAAAAAATACAAGACAGCTATTATTTTCAAGATTTTTCATATGTAGTAAAAACAGCTACATCTATTGGCCTGTGGCGAGATTCTTTATTGAGTTCAGTACACCCAGCTGGGTTTGCTTTATTTGGAGAAATTAATCCAATCCAAAGATTAGATTTGAGGATTAAAACAGTTTCAACATCTTCAGCTGGAACTGCAAGAGAGCTTCTTACTCCGCCACTATTCTCAACCTTTAAGACTATCTTTACAACTAAGCATGGTCGGCGATTAGGAACGGAAGCAGAAACATTAAGTACAGCTCCAGAAAGCGGTGTTAGTAGAAATACTGAGCTAAGTAATGATAAAGATGTTACTTTATTCCTAAGAGTGTCTATTAATAGAGAAGCTAGTTATCCTTTAGAAACAGTTGGTTATAACGGATATGGCCAGCCCAATTTAGGAAATTTTGATGAATTTAAATTCACAAACAGTTATTTGTTATCTGCTAGAAACGAAACTACTTCAGGCACAAATACCGGTTTTTATGAGTCACGACAAAGAACAACTCTAAATGAAGGTGCGATATTGTCTGCTGGAGATGCAACAATAACATTAACAGATGCTACAGAATTCCCTGCTGTCGGGACCATATTAATAGACAGTGAAGAAATTACATATACTGGCAAATCCGGAAACGATTTAACTGGATGTGCTAGGGGTGCTAATAGTACCACAGCAACAACACACACAGACGGCTCTGATGTATATAATTATGTGTTTGTAATAACACAGAAACATGGATACCGAATTCAAGATTGGTCTAACGTAAAATTGGGAGATATTATAGATTATCCAGGAAGACGTTGGTATATACCAGCACCGTCAGAAATTACAATAGAAAATGTATAAATAGTAAGATAAACTCGGAGATATGATTTAAAATGTCAGCAATAATTACCAATAAATTTAGGATTCATAATGCAGAGCAGTTTTATGAGTCTTTTGATGAAACGGCAAAAACACATTATTATCTATATGTGGGCCGGCCTTTACCATTTTCATCAACAACAGGCGGCGGGACAGATACAGTTCCTCCAACCCCAATCGACAACGTAGAAGAAGAATTCCGTAATTATCGGGATATGCTTGCTGCTAAAAAAATAACTTCAGCTGATGTTCAATTTGTGATTCCGAGACGAGATTGGACTTCAGGAACTGTATATGACCAATATATGCATGATTATAGTTCTTCTAACACTACAACTAGTGGTGCTACAAACTTAGGAGACTCTACCTTTGTTGTTATGACTGACGAGTTTAAAGTTTATAAATGTATGTGGAATAATGGTGGTGCTACATCAACAGTTAAACCTACACACACATCTAATATTGAAGTAAAAACCGGTGATGATTATTATTGGAAATATATGTACACTTTAACATCGACACAAGTACAAAAGTTTTTAACTGTAGATTTTATGCCGGTGTATGATACTTTAGGAGCTGTTACAGCTGGCACACAAACAACAGTATCATCTAGTGCAGCTGATGGTGAAATACGGCGTATTCTTATAACGTCTGGTGGATCCGGATTTACAGATGGAGATTATCATAATGTAAAAATTGAAGGTGATGGTACCTTGGGTGAATGTTCTGTTAAAATTGCTGCTGGAGTTATTACAGAAGTTACTGTAACAACTCAAGGTGTAAATTATAGATATGCAGATATAGACTTAACATCGAAACCTTCTATGGGGGGTGGGGTGACTGCTCCGGTGTTTAATGCTGTTATTGGGCCAGCTGGCGGCCACGGAAATGATTCCATCAAAGAACTTTATGCATTTTATGTTATGACAAACACATCACTTGTAGGAACAGAAGGTGCTGGAGACTTTGTAGTTGATCAGGATTTTAGAAGGGTCGGTGTAGTCCGAAATCCACAGGAATATGGTACAACTACATTAGCAACAGATACAACATTAAATGCTTTAAAAACATTGACATTTAGTGGTACTCCTGGAGCGTTCTTGGTAGATGAAGTTATTACTGGAGGAACATCCGGAGCTAAAGCTGAGGTTGTTAGGTTTGATGCTGGAAGTAAAAAATTACATTATATACAAACAGATTATAATGTTTCGGCTGATAAGAAAATTAAATCATTTACAGCTGCAGAAACTATTACTAGTGCAAGTTTAGCTACAGGTGTTGTAGACACATTAAGTAATCCAGAAATAAATTATTTTTCTGGAGACATGTTATATTGTGAACAAAGAGCGCCTATTGTTCGAGCTACAGACCAGACAGAAAATATTAAATTAGTCATCGAATTTTAGGAAAAATATAAAATGGTACAGAAAACAGATTTAAACGTAAGTCCTTATTTTGATGATTACAATGAAGATGATCAATTTCATAAGGTACTTTTTAAGCCTGCTAAAGCAGTTCAAGCTAGAGAATTAACACAACTACAATCCATTTTACAAAATCAAATTGAACGATTTGGTAGACACATCTTCCAAGAAGGTTCAATTGTAATTCCTGGAAATGTTGGGTTTGATAAAAATTATTTTGCAGTTAAGCTTCAACCTAAAGTAGGGCGCTCAAACTTAGCTGATAATGCAAGTACTGATCCAAACCTAGTATGGGAAGTATCGACTTATTTATCCACATATAAAGATACCATAATCACAGGAGCTGATTCTGGTGTTACAGCTAGAGTTATTAATTATGCTGTTGGAGATGGAACAGATGCGGATACCCTTTTTGTAAAATATATATCAGCAGGAACAAATAACACTACAAAGGTTTTTACAGACGGAGAGCAAATCAAATCAGATGGCACTATCTTTGCTGCTAATGGAGCATCTTACGGAGTTAGTGCTTATTCAGCTATATTAGAAAATTCTAGTGCTACACATACTGGGTGTGCTGTAACTGTTACAGCTGGTGTTTTCTTTGTTCGTGGTATGTTTGTACAGACTGCTGATCAAGCATTAATAATAGAGAAGTATACTAATGTACCTACTTGTAGAGTAGGATTTGATGTCCGCGAAACTGTAGAAACTTCTCTTACTAATATTGCACTGTTAGATAATGCTCAAGGTGCATCAAACTTTTCAGCAGATGGCGCTGATCGCCTTAAAGTAGAATTGGTATTAGCAAAATATAGCTTGACAGATGCAACAGACACCAATTTCACAGAATTGCTGAGATTGGATGCTGGTAGAATTATTCACCATGTTCGATATCCAGAATATAGTGTAGTTGAGGATATGATAGCTAGGAGAACTTCAGAAGAATCTGGAGATTATGTAGTAAGTCCTTTTGTAATTGATATTAAAGAGCATTTAAATAATGGCATTAATAATGGAATGTATGCACTTGAAGATGTTCCTGCTGGTGATTCTAGTAAATTTGTAGCCGTAATTAGTCCAGGAAAAGCTTATGTAGCTGGCCGAGAGGTTGAAATTCTTTCCGCAAGAACTGTAGAGTTTGATAAAGCTCGTGAAGCTGAAACTATGGTCGATGGCAATGTTTCTACTGATATGGGACAATATGCTAATATAACAAATGTTTATGGAGTTCCAGATATTCATCCAGATACATCAGCTGGCACAAATATTAAAACATTCAAAACACTACAATTGTTTAATAGACAAACAGCTAATAGAGGCCAAAGTAATGGAGAGCATATTGGTTATGCTAGAGCTAAAACGATGGAGTATTCTTCTGGCCTGGTAGGATCTTCTTCTACTAATGATACTTCGGTATACAAACTATATCTATTTGACATTAACATGTTTACTAATGTTACTATGTCAGATAACTGTTCATTAACAACCGGAACATTAATTACTGGACAAACTTCTGGTGCAATTGGTATGGTAATCTCAGGCACAACTAATAATACACAGTTCATATTAGAAAATGTTGTAGGCCGCTTCTCAACTGGTGAAGCTATTATAAGCAGCCATTCAGGCGATACAATAGCAGGCCAAACATCAATAATCTTGAACAGGAGTTTCAGCCAAGATGTTAAACAAATATTTCAAACATTTACAGCTGCAGCTGGACAAGATTTTACAGCTGATCTTTCTTTAGATGTAGAGTTTACATTATCAGGCAATTATGCTTTTGGTTCAGTAGATGAGATTGGATTAGAAGATGGTTTAGGAGTTTTACGACAAGAAGGTCCCACTGTAGCACCAACTGATTTAGGTGATAATATCCTTGGGGAAGAAATTAGTAATTCGATAGTAGGTACTAATTCTCACTATGATGAAGAAATTGTAGTAGGAGATATTATTGGTATGCCAGCAGGCCCCGGCGGTGCAATTGAAACTCGGAGAATATCATTCATAGGTACTGGATTAGATTCTAATTTAGCAACAGTTAATTCTTCTTATACTTTAGATACAACTGGAGCAGAAGCTATACGCTATAGAGGAGAAATTAAAAAACCTGGTAGTTCGTTGTCGATATGGAAAATTCCACAAAGAAATATTAAAACATTATATCCAATTGATACACAAGTAAAGGTTAGAAGGCAGTATTGGGCGGAAACAACAACGGGTGGTGTTCTTACTATAAACGCAGGTACGAATGAAACATTTTTACCATTTGCTGATAAAGATTATACATTAAGTATAATGTTACTAGGCACATCAACAACTGGTATTGCTCAAGGTGATATAGTTTCAGCAGATTCTGGATTTACTCGTACGGCTTCAAATAAAACCTTAACCATGACTAACACTGATTGGGGAACAAATACTAAAATAAAAGTTTCAGTTACCCTACAGTTATCTGATGTTAATGAAGCAGCTAAAACTGTGACGAAAATGGAAACTAAAGTTATATCAGAAAATGATGCTTCAAGTTCTGTTTATGGTCTCCGGGTAGGAGACCGGCAGCTGAGTTTAGATGTTGCTGATGGTTATAGGTGTTACAGTGTTTTTGAATCTGATAACATTGCAAATGCTCCTGTCATACCATCTTTAACAATATCAAGTTATACCGGTACCTTTTCAGATGGTGAGCAAATATTAGGTTCAGTTTCTAAAGCTACTGCATTAGTAGTTAATGATGATGCGGCCGGCACTTTACAATTTGTATATCAAACCGGAACATTTACTTCTTTAGATAGTATTACTGGCCAAACTACAAAAGAAACTGCTAACGTTGTAACAACTAATGCTTATTCGGAAGATATTAGTGAAAAATATTCCTTTGATGGTGGCCAGAGAGATGGATATTATGATTTGGCTAGAATTACGAGAAGGGGAAATGAATCAGCTCCTACTGGACAAATAGCTATTATCTTTGATTATTTCACACATTCTTCTGGCGAATATTTTTCTGTAGACTCTTATGCTAACCAAGTTGAATATGATTTATTGCCGACTTATTCTGGAGAGTCAGTTGGTGATCAAATGGATTTCCGGCCAATGGTAGGCACACCTACTTCAGCTACGATATCTCCATTCTCACATAATAATAGAGATTTTGAAGGTACTGGATCCTCTCTTACACATATACCGCAACCAAATTCGGTTATAGAATTAGATTATCAATATTATTTAGGACGTGCTGATAAATTATATATAAACGATAAAGGTCAGCTTATTGTATCAAAGGGCGCTTCAGCTCAACAGCCGGCTTATTCAAATAAAATAATTCCAAAAGCTATGATGTTGTGTGGTATCCATGTTTGGCCATATACTCGTAGGACAAGTGATGTGAAATTAACTATTCCATCAAATAGGCGTTGGACGATGAAAGATATTACTGGTCTTTCAAAACGTATAAGGTCGATTGAGCGTACAGTAACTTTATCTTTATTAGAAAAAGAAGCAGAGAATTTTAGAATTTTGGATGCTAATGGGTTTGATAGATTTAAAACAGGATTTATTGTAGATAGCTTTAAAGATCACGGTGTAGGAAATATCTATCACGAAGATTACAGTGGCTCTGTAGATAAGTTTAAAGGTGAATTTAGACCTGAGCATGATGTTCAGGCTGTAGAGTTAATTGAAGAAAATACAACAGATTCGGATCGGCTTGATGACCACTATGTAAGAAGGACTGATATGGTTATGTTGCCTTATAGTGATACTAAATTAGCTAATCATGGTAACCCATATGCTTCTAGATTAGAAAATCTTAATCCATTTAATGTGATTTTTTGGGAAGGGACAGTAACCTTGGATCCAGAATCAGATTTGTGGATTGATACTGATAGAGAACCTGCTTTTACTGTAAACGTTGAAGGAGATTATGCCCAATGGTTGTCCTGGATGGGAGATAAAACTACCCGAATAGATTGGAATTCTTGGCAAACAGATTCAGTTGACCTACAATTAGGTATGGAGACCGATGTAACCACGACCTCTGATGGCGGGAAAGTTACAGGACAAAGAGTAGATCCGACCATTGTCCGGGACGGCACCGGTGGTTTAATCGGTAGACAGAGATTCGATATCATTGAAACCGAACTCACAACTTCTATAAGTACTACAGTGGAGGGCACCGTTTCTTTAGAGCAGTCTAGAACTGGTACACAATTTGATTTAGAAGAATTCAGACAAACTAGAAGTGCTGGTGATGAAACTACAATGGAAATTATTCCATGGATGCGCCAACGTGATGTGGAAATAACTGTTACTGGTATGAAACCTAATACACAAGTTTATGCATTTTTTAATAATAAAGATGTTGGTAATTATGTAAGGCCTTCTGGTATTTCTTTAGCTGAAACTCCCCTATCAACCGCTATAGATAAATCAGCTACAACAGTTACAGTAAGTAATACGGCAGGTTTTCCTAATGCTCCGGGCGCATTGACAATAAGCCGAGCGGTAGATCCAGTTTCACCAGATAGAACTTTTGATCCGGGTGATTTAGCTTCAGGTTCAAATGACCAATATAGGTGGACTGATATCAATGGCACCGTGTTAGTCACTTCTGAAAAAATGGTATATTCAGCTAAAACAGGAACAACATTTACGATTAGTCAGCGTGGAGCTGATAATACTACAATTCGAGCTCATAGCCAATACACAGATAGTAATGGTGTATTACAGTGGCCTACAGTTTCAAGTGGGGTTAGAGGGATGCCATTGGTAACAGATTCATTAGGACAATTGCAATGTACGTTTAGTATTCCTAATGAAACTGGTATGAGATTCCCAATTGGGGATGGAGTTTTTAGATTAACTGATAGTGATTCTAATAGTAAAATAGTTGGGACTATTGATACTGCCGCAGAAGGAGTTTATCATGCTTTTGGCCAACAACAAATTAAGCAAGAAAGGATAAATTCTTTACGGCAGGGAAGAGTTACTAGAGATGATTCTTTATATGAAACTAGAAATTCTACTGATAACCCCAATTTAACTTCCAGTGCTTCGGCTACTTCTTCAGACTCCGACACTGTCTCGGTCGAAGGTGAAAGATTCCATGGTTGGTTTGATCCTATTGCTCAGACAATTATGATTCAAGAACCACAATTCCCACATGGAGTTTTTGCTACTAAAGTGGAGGTGTTCTTTGGAGAAAAAGACACAACCGCGGCCCCAGCGCCAGTTCGTTGTGAATTGCGTACAGTGGTAAATGGTTACCCAACTGATACAGCTATGCCTGGAAGCCAAATTACTCTTGAAGCTTCAGAAGTAAATGTTTCCAGTGATGCTTCTTTACCCACAGTATTTACCTTTGAATGGCCTCAGCAGCTAGATGCTGACCAAGAATATTGTATAGTATTAATTAGTTCTTCTTTAGATTATAAAGTTTGGATTTCAAGATTAGGGGAAATTGATATTGGAGGAACTTCAGCTATTAGTGAACAGCCTTATTTAGGATCATTATTCAAATCACAGAACGCTTCTACATGGACAGCTTCTCAGTATGAAGATTTAAAATTCCAACTTTATAGAGCTACATTTGATATAAGTAAAACCGGCAATTTATATATGACTAATCAGCCTTTAGGAAGAAGTGAGGGGTTTGTTCCAAAATCTGATGGAACTACAAGATACTTAAAGAAAAATCCTATTGTATTTGATACTGCTGTGAATAATAAAGCTAAAGTTAAAATGTTTGGCCATGGTATGTATGATAATATAAACAACGTTATCATTAAAGACGTACATTCAGAAATATCAGATACTACATTAAATGAAGGTGCCACATTGACAGCGGCAGATACAACTATTACATTAACTTCATCTACTAATTTCCCAACTACTGGTTGGATTAAAATTGATGATGAGGTTATAACTTATAGTGGTGTGTCTGGCAACGATTTAACTGGTTGTATCCGCGGACTAGATGGTACTACAGCAGCTACACATAGCGATGATAGTGTTGTTCAGTGTTATGTTCTTAATGGAGTACCACTTATCGAAATTAATAAAACACATACAGCTATTACCGGAATGGAAGTTGATAGTTTTGATATTCCAATTTCATCACCACCTATAAGAACAATGTCTGCCGGTGGTATAAATGCACTTATAACAAAGAATGTGCCTTATGATACACTATATGCAAAAATTAGAATGATAGATAATCCAGCTACCAGTGTAGAAACGTATGCACAAGTAACTTCTGGTAAGACTTTAGGTTCTCCAGATTCTGGTGCATTTTATCAGACCTCTTTTGTTAGAACACCAAATGCTTCTAAGTTTGAGTTCCCGTTATATGAGAATTATAATTTTACTAAACCTCATATTATAGCTTCACCTATTAATGAAGCTAATGAATTGGCAGGCAAGAAATCATTGAGATTTTCGGCAGAATTAAATTCTAGTAGAAATGAAATGTCACCGGTTATAGATATTGGTAAAGGACAATCTGGTGTTATAGCTATCTCTAATAGAATTAACAAAGTAGATAATGTTGGTGACGTTGGTGCTTTAACGGCTAATATTTTTAAAGATTCTAGTGCTCCAGAAGGTGATAATAATACAGCAATATATATGACTAAAGAAATTAATTTGAAGCAACCAAGCACAGCAATTAAAGTTATGTTTGATGCATCAGTACAATCTGAGGCTGGGTTAAAAGTGTATTATAGAATCAAGCGATCTAATTCTGAGCAGGTTTTTGGAGATATTGGTTGGGTGCCATTTAATGATACAGGCAATCCTGATGAAGAAGTGCCGATATCACTTTCTATGAATGATTTTAGGGAATATGAATTTACAGCAGGCAATAATGATGATGTAGCTACAACAACATTACCATTAGAAGATTTTTCATCCTTTGCTGTGAAGGTTGTATTACAATCATTGAATACAGCAAAGCCTCCATTATTACGACAATTTAGAGCATTAGCTTTGGCAGTATAATATGGACCTAAAAATAAAAGGACATCCTGATCTAGTTAAAGATAAATTTTCAGGTGCTGTTTTGTCGAACAATCGAGCAGCTTATGCAGCTGTCAAACGAAGGCATCAAAATTTAAAAGATCAGAAAGATCAAATAGAAGAACAAAGTAAAGAGATAAATATTATAAAAACAGAACTAACGGAAATTAAAAATTTATTAGTAGCTCTTGTAGATGGAAGAATTGATGATGGCAAATAGAAACATTACAAAAACCAATACGGTACAAGAGTTTGCTCATACTTATAACGCTACAGCTCAAGACGTAGGTGATATTGGAGATTTAAATAAATACCTTTATAATACAACACCTACGGATATAGTAGAAGCAGTTAGAACTAAAATGGGCAGAAAAGAGCTTCTAAAATGGATTTTCGTAATGACGAATGATGTGGAGTAAAGAATAATGGCAGATAGAAACGTACCAGATTCAGCTACTTTAGCTCTATGGAAAGATAGTTATAATTTAACAGCTGAAGATGTTGGTGATATTGGAGATTTAAATGCTCCTTTTTCAGGAATACCTACTGATTTGGTAGAAGGAATAAATTCAAAAATAGAAAGAAAAGGATCTATCGCTTTGGCGGTGGCTTTAGGATAGGACAAAAAAATGGCAAATGATTTTAAAAATGAAATAGCTAAGGATATAGCTATAGACACAGGAGCTTTTACAACACTATATACAACTCCTGCAGCAATGGCAACTGTTCTTTTAGAATTAGATATAGCAAATACTCATGCTACAGATGACATTACAGTTAGTGTAACTTTAACTTCCGGCGGAACTGAAGTGTATTTGGTTAAGAAAGCTCCTGTTCCGGTTGGCGGCGCTTTAAAAGCAGTATCAGGGCAAAAGATTGTTTTAGAAGCTGCCGAAGTGCTTAAAGTAGCAGCTAGTGTAGCATCTTCAGCTGATGTAATTTGCTCTCTATTGGAGGATGTTAACTAATGCCAGCTGGATATGTAGGTAATGGACCAGCACACAGAGACCCAACATCGGTTTTAGAGGATGGTGCCGTTACGGTTGAAAAATTATCTGGAGCAATTGCTGCCGGAGCAATGAGTACAACTGAAAGGAATGCTTTAACACCAAGTAATGGTTGGATAATTTATAATAGTACGTCACACACATTTCAAGGGTATGCTGATGGTGCATGGATTGATCTCCATGGTTCGTATGTTAGCATTGAATAAATTATGTCAACAGAAAGTTATATAGGAAAATCACCGACATACGGTATTTTTCAAAGACAGGATTTTACAGCAACTGGAACAGGATCACAATCAGTAGCTTTAGATTATGCAGCTGGTGATCCTCAACAACTCTTGGTTTTTGTTGTTGTTACACCTGGGTCTGGAGGTTTGGTATTAGAACCTGTTGATGACTATACATTAGATTCTCTTGGAACAACTTTAACAATTACAGCTACAGGATCAGGTGCAGCTTGGATTATCTGGTTAGGGCACAAAATAACAGGCCCTAGATTTTCAACAAGTCATATTACGAGTTTGCCTTTACTAGCAACTCCAGCAGCAGCTGATGAATTTGTAATTTATGATAATTCCGCAACAAAATTAAAACGAATAAATTTTGCAGATATAGAGGCTTCAATTAGTCCAACATTAGCAGGTGATGTTGGTGGGACTCTTTTAGCTACTGTTATTCAGCCCGATTCTGTAACATATGATAAGATGCAAGACATAGTAACCGCTAATCGAGTACTTGGTGCAGTATCGGCAGGAACAATAATAGAAACTCAAGTAGTTACTGCTATGATTTCTAATGATGCTGTAGGATCTAATCAATTAGGAGCTGTTGTAAGATTAGACATAAAAAACTCTGTAGGCGTTACAGTTAAAACTATATTTGGAGCAGGAGTGTAATGGCTGGTGATGCTTATCTTGGTAATAGCCCTCAATATGGTTTAATACACAGACAACCATTTACTTCTACTGGTAGTACTAATACCATATCTTTAAATTATCCTATAAGACATTTTAATGATATTTTAATTATCATTAATCGTACTTTTATTCCTATTGATGAATATTCTTATAATGGTGCTGCTAATAGTATTAGATTAACTACCGCACTTGTTGGCGATGGCTATATTATATATTTAAATACTTTAACGTCAGGGCCACAATTTAGTGAGTCAATGATTACGGAACAACCTGGATTGTCGCCAATAATGGATGCAGCAGACATAATGGTATGTACAGATACAGCTGGCACAAATGAAGCTAAAAAAGTGACATATAGTGGTTTTCTTGCTGCAATTAATCCAATTTTATATGGCCATGTAGAAAACCCAGCGGGATCGAATAATATTAAAATTGATACAGTAACATATGATATGATGCAAGATATGCCATCGAATAGAATATTAGGCGCTTTCTCAGCTGGAACGATAACAGCAACAAAAGTTTTTCAAGGCATGTTTGAGGATAATGCAGTTGATAAAACAAAATTAAATAATGCTAATGCTTTAGTTATATCTGATTCTTCCGGAACTCAGTTATTTACATTGTATGGTTCAAGTGTATAGAGGAATTTTTTACAATGGCTATCAGAACACCGCTGTTTACTGATCCTACAGATTTAGGTGGAATCGAAGGTGCAAACAATCTTAAAGAATTTAATTCAACCCAAATAGATTGGTTAATTTACCAAGTATTGATGGCATGGGCTGGAAACCCAGCTGTTAGTTTATCAATAGTTGGTTCAGGAGGTACTTTCCTACCTGGAGGTATGCAAGATACTCGGCTGCAAGCTGGCGCAGGCAACACACACGTTTCTTCCTTTGTACCGCAGGGCAGCTGTGATCCAGTTTCAGATGTGACTGTAAAGTATGAAACTATGAATATGTCGGTAGCTGCTACAGGAGGTGTTGCTGATACTAATAATTTAAGATATCCTGTTTATTACGATAATGGTTTGGATAAAATTCTATTAGAAGATGTTAATGATTATGTGTTAATGGAAGATGGTGATATAGTAAAATTAGAAGAAGATTCTTATCCAGCCTTACAAGCTATGTCACAGCAAGATATGTTAGATACTTTTATATATCCAGCAATTGATAAGTTAACAGCTGCTACAACAACAGATGAGCAACAAGGTACATATTTTATTAGCACAGTAAGTACTAGTATAGCAGGAAGTACAATTGTATCAGCGACTCCAATATTCCGAAATACGTTATCGGATCCAGCTGCTTATCTCGCGGCCGATATCCCAGAAGCTCAAGATCAGCCTGATCCAGCTAGTGTAGATTATTTTTTGTGGAGAATAGATCAGACAGGAACACCTCCAGCAGGCTCAGAAATTCCAGTATATGCTGTAGATATAGCTCCTGGGTTTGTAGATATACAAGATTATGATAGTGGAAATTGGGAAACTATATTGTCTGATCTGGTTAGATGGTGTGCTATTAATGATACGAATGGATATAAAATAACATATGCAATCAATCCAGCTGGAGGAGGGGTAGCAAGAGGCTCAACAATGATTAATACCAAATTGGATTCGTCTAGTTATAACACGGTACAAATTGGAGCAGATGATTATCGAGCTCAAATGTTCCCAGCAGGAACAGAAACTACAATAGGTAGTTATACATTTAAAATTATTAAATATTAAATATTATATTATAAGGATACAATTATTATGGCCATATTTACTGGCAAAATTGAAGATGTTTATTATATTAAGCCTGATAAAAGCTTAATAGAAATTATATATTCTCAAACTCCAGATGTACACCAATCTCATGCTCTTTTCGTTGATTTTGATCACCCAGATTTTAAAGATTTAGTTGATGAAATTAGTTTAGACCAAATTGAAAAGAATACTAGAGAACGACATAAAAAACAATCCAAAACATTTGGTAATGCTCTTAATTCAGCTGTGTCTGAATATCTGGAAGTAGAATTAAAGAGCCGAAAAGAAAAAATAGAAAAGGAACTTAAAGATTTTAGAGAATCTTGGTTTAATAAAAGAGAAGAAGAATATACAAAGAAGTATGGCAAATCTGCTGAAGAACATCAAAAAATGATGGACAAACAACAGAAAGAAATAGAAAAACAACAGAAAGAAATAGCGGAAGAATGGGATAAATTAAAAAAAATTTGGAGTGAAGCAGAAACCTCTTGGGATAATGCTAAATCCTCTTGGGATAATGCTAAAAAAATTGAAATTAAATTAAAGAAAGCTGAAGATTTGGCATCTAAAAAGTTTGGTGAGGCTGACATTTCTTGGAAAGAATCTCACATAATTGAAGAAAAACTAAAAGCTTCTTGGAAAGAAACTCAAGCTTCTTGGGATAAAGCTAAAGAGTTTGAAAATAATTTAAAAAATAAACATGAAAAAACATTAGATAATTTGGAAAAAGTAGCTTTAAATTTTGAAACTTACTTAACAGAACAAGCTCAAAAATTTAAAGAGTCTTTTGATGTTGATAAAAATCTAACTAAAGAGGATATAGATAAACAGTACCGCCAAATGGTGGATCATTATTCGGAATTAAAAAAACAAACAGAAGATTTGAAAGAGAGTATTGGTTTTAATTATCCTAACTATATAGATGACCTTTTAAAAAGAACTACCAATCAGGTGCTTGAAGGCCAAGAGTCGAAAGATATTGCAAGTGATATTGTTAAAAATATAATTCAAAGTAATACTGTAGCTGCATTAGCTGCACATAAAAAAGTTGATTCTAATATTTTAGAAGTTGTTATGGATAATGAATCTGAAGCTGCTAAAGAAGAATTGTTTAAATTGAAATTGGCTATTTTTGAAATGGAAGAAGTAAAGAAGAATAAAGATAAAGAACAAAAATCTAAGATAAGAAAAGCTCCAACCAAACTTAGTGTACTTGTTGAATTTGATAAATTGAATGTATAATGTATATTGTGTTAAGTGGGGTGATAAGTACAACCGAGATTTTGTAACACGTTTAAAAGATAACGTAGAATCTAATACCACATTAGATATAAAATTTTGGTGTTATACTGACCAACCAGAAAGTGAATATGATATACCTGTTAAGTATCCTTACTTGAGAGGTGTATGGCATAAACTAGCTCTTTTTGAATTTACTGGACCATCTATCTTTTTTGATTTGGAT